GCTATAGAAGGAGGTGTGCTAGAAATCATTAACATTGGTTATGATCGTGGTTTCTGGGTTTTACAAAATGATAACCAAGGAGTAGAATTAAATAATGAAGAAATTAAAATTGATAAGCCTGATTGTGATGCTGACTGCGTTGACGACATACGCGGCTGATAACGAAATATATGTAGATCAATCTGGTACTGGAGCCAATATAGACCTAGAACAACTAGGTATTTCTAATATCATAGGTGGGTTAAATAGCTCTGCAGGTAATTTAACCCCCTTTGATTTAGATGGTAATAGTATGACACTTGACATAAACATGATAGGTGCAACTAACAAATTTCTTGGCGATATATTTGCTGACAACTTTACTGGCTTTTACGAGTTTGACGGTGGTACTAATACTTTTACCATACAAGTTGATCCTACAGATACTTATAGTGCTGACGGATCAAATCAATATGTAGATGTCACAGGTAGCGGTAATACTTTTACTTTAAACCAAGGAACTACAGCATTAGCAGCTTCGCTTGATTTAGATTGGATTATAAACGGATCTAATAACACAGTTACATCAAATATTAATATAGACGGTGCAACGAACTATATGGATATAGACGGCTCTGATAATACAGTGACTTATACTGGTACTGGAGTTACAGCTTCAGCAGGTGGATATTTCTATCTTGATCACACAGGTGGCTCGAGAACTTTTAATATTTCACAACTAAGCACCCAAGATAATGACTGGCTTAAAATTATATCCGTTTCTGGCACTGCTGCTTCTACCGTTTGTGTTGTTCAAAACGACCAAGGTACAAGCACAAGCTGTTGATATTGGAGACATATCTGAATTAAACGGTACGGCTCAAATCGTCAGAGACAAGCCTTATGATGCAGATTTAAAGTTTGCTATTCAAAGTAATGACGAAGCCATAACTAAAGATGGCCGTATGGCTATTACTTTTCTTGATGATTCTACTGTAAAACTTACAGAACATAGTCAGCTACTGATTGACGAGTACATATATGATCCAGATCCAAGCAAAGCAAAGATGGCTCTTACCTTTGGACTTGGTACAGCTAGGTTTATTACAGGCAATCTAAACCGTATAGATAAACAAAACATAACTCTTAAAACACCTACAGCTAACATAGCAATACGTGGGACTGATTTTACGGCTACAGTTGATGAACTAGGGCGTAGCCTTATAATTTTGCTACCAGACGCTCTAGGGCTCTCTAGTGGCGAAATAGAGGTAGTTACTGCTATGGGCACCGTTATACTAAACAAACCCT